TAACATACAGAGAGTTAAGTAATGAACTGCAAAGGCGACTGGTCAGAATGGAAACAGTTTGCCAAGGGCGGTGGCGCGTTTAAGAGTCCGGCTTGGCAGCGTAAGGCTGGGAAAAATCCTGAGGGGGGTTTGAACGAAGCCGGTCGTCGCAGTGCGAAGCGAGAAGGGATGAATCTCAAGCCGCCGGTTAGTGCTGGGCAGGCAAAGAAATCCCCTAAGGCAGCGGCACGGCGTCGATCATTCTGCGCCCGGATGTCGGGAATGCCGGGACCGATGAAAGACGACAAAGGTCGTCCGACTCGCAAGGCGCTGTCGCTACGTAAGTGGGATTGCTGATGAAAAAGAAAGTGGTTCGTAAGCGTAAAGTGAAAGTAAATCCGTTGCCGGAGCCGGTCGCACCGACTCGTCGTGAGCGGTTGATGATTAAACTCATTGTGCTAAAGGCGCGACTGCGAGGGGTACTTGCGGCGCTCAAAGCGCGCATCTCTTGAGAGGGTAAATCCATGGCTGTTAAGTACGTAAAAGATTTTGATTTCCCGGCTTCGGGCGGGTTCCACAACAAGAGCATGCCGAGCCGCGCAGGGGCTTCTGCTAAGGGTATGCCTGCTCGTGCGATGCCGAATGCTCCGGCGCGTGGCGCTGCAAGAATGGAGTCCAAGCCCAAGATGGGTAAGGGTCAGGGTTACGCTTCTGGCGGCAGCGTTACAAAAGCTCGCGGCCAAAAGGCTCCTGCTAAAACTGCAATAGCAATTGGCAGACCGGGATCTGTTGGTAAGCCGTCGCCCAAAAGTGTAAGCAAGCCCGGGCTAGGACCTGTCATACCTCTGACTTCGGTAACATCACCCAAAAGCGTAAGCAAGCCCGGGCTAGGACCTGCCATGGCACCGACTTCGGTAACATCGCCAAAAAGCGTAAGCAAGCCGAACACGAACATGGAAATTGTTATGGTTCCAGAAGTAACTTATGCCAAGTCTTCTTACGGCAAGCCAAAAATGGCGGCTTACGCCAAAGGTGGCAAGGTTGCCAAAGTGATGCGCGAGTACAAGGAAGGCAAGTTGCACTCGGGTTCTAAAAAGGGACCTGTTGTAAAAAACCCGAAGCAAGCCATGGCGATTGCGCTGTCTGAAGCCCGTAGTATGAAGAAAGCCAAGGGCGGCGAAGTGTTTAGCGACGAGTACCTTGCCTATGGAAATAAGAAGGGTCCGTATCGCGGTAGCCCGAAGAAAGCCAAGATGCTCGGTCGTCAGGATCGTCGTGCTCGCGAAGCCATGGAGCGTGCGGAAAAGTACGCGCCGGGTAAGAGCCTTGATATGCCGGATCGTAAAGCGCACGGTGGCATGCCGATGCGTCGCAAGGCCATGTACGGCGGCGGCAAGTGCTAAAATAACGTCTGTCAGTCATTAGGGTCTGCTCGGTGCAGCGGACCAAGGCGCAAGAGGGACCCTGATGGCAACTTCCGGTACAGTTTCGACAACTCAATTTACAACTAGGCAGGTCATTGACCATGCCTACAGGCGTTGTCGTCTTGGTGCGCAACAGATCACCTCTGAGATGATCGACATTGCGAACGACCAGCTTTACCTGATTCTTTCCAATCTTGCGAACCGTGGTGTGCAGCTTTGGTGTATTGAGCGCACGGTGCTGCCGCTTTATGAAGGGCAGGGATCTGTTCCGCTACCGTTGGGAACCGTAGATCTTCTCAACACCAATCTGCGTACGCTGCAAGAAGCAACGGGCACGGTGTCTTCGACTTCAACGACGTATCAAAATTACAATGATGAGGGCTTGACCGTTACGACGGTAGGCATCAAGTGGGCAGCGGTAGCGCAGCCTTATGTGGTTGAAAAGTCGAGCGATGGGTTGGTCTGGACAATTGTTGAGACGATTGAAGATACGACTGCGCCGACTCAGATTGCGGGTGAGTGGAGTTGGGTAGATACCGAGACTCCGCAGACTGCTGACTATTTCCGCGTTCGTGTGACGAGCGGAACCCTCTCGACCTCAGATGTTTTCTTCGGGAACACGCCTACAGAAATCCCTATAGCGCGTTTAAATCGCGATGACTATACGGCGCTGCCCAATAAATCATTTGAAGGTCGTCCTTTGCAGTTCTGGTTTGATCGTCAGATCAACCGACCGTATATGCGTCTGTGGCCGATTCCCAATCAGGCAGCGGAAACGCAGCAGATTGTGGTATGGCGGCATCGCTACATCATGGATGTCGGCACGATGACGCAAGAACTAGAAGTTCCGCAGCGTTGGTTTGATGCGATTGTTGCGTTGCTGGCGAGCAAGCTTGCGGAAGAGACTCCGGAAGTGGATGCGCAATTGATGCCAATCTTGGAAGCGAAGGCGGATAAGGCGTTGGCTCAGGCCGAGAATGAAGAGCGTGATAATTCTCCGATTTACTGGGCACCCATGATTGCGCCGTATACGAAGTGACGTATGAAAGTTTGCGGCATTTATATCATTACAAACCTAAAGAACGGCATGAAGTATGTTGGTCGTTCTTCTAATTGCAATCAAAGATGGGCGCTTCATAAGTACGAAGCAAGATCTAAAAGAAGGCTTTGCCAAGAATTACACAAAGCTATTGTGCGTGATGGAATTGAAAACTTTAAATTTGAAATTTTTAAAGAAGTTTCAGAAGAGTTTTTACCTGTTGCAGAAAGAGAAACAATGGAACTTTTGAACACTCGTTGGCCAAATGGTTACAACGTAGGTTCAGAATTTGGAGGCTCTTCTGAAGGGGCTTATAAAAGAGAATCTATTCTTAAAAATAAAAGAGAAGCTGACCCTGAGTTTGATAAAAAGTATCGCGCTCTTAGAGGAAAAGCTGCTCGTGCAAGAATGAAAAAAGAAGAAGCTAATCCTGATTGGTATAAAGATTGCAGAAAAAGAGCTTCAGATACTTTTCGTGAGCGTATGAACAACGAAGAGTACAGATTAAAAATTTCTTCTCAAAGAGCAAATGCTGCAAAAATTGGTTGGGCTAACAAAAGATCAAGAAAGGAGGCTCAAATAAATGCCGCTTTTTCTTGATACACGCGGTCTGACTTATGCTGCAATTGGTTGTTGTGACCGCTGCAAAATTAAATATCCATTAGGGGCACTTGGACCAGATCCTAATGCTCCCGGATTGCGCGTTTGCGAAGGATGCACTGATCAACTTGACCCGTATCGTTTACCCGCTCGTCAGACTGAAAGAATTACGCTGCCTTTTGTTCGCCCGGATGCGCCGCTTACGAGTGCGCCGTATGGTGTCATTAGTGAAGACGGCAACACGTTCTTGATTGACGAACAAGGTGATGAATACCTTGAACCGCAGCAGGTGCCCTGATGGCTACGGTACCCAGCAACCTCATCCCCGCCCGCATAACATCCCTTCCGGAAGCTCCGGTTGCGGACCCGGCTGGTTATTTTCCAATTGTTATTGCGGGCACGACCTATAAGGTTCAGTTTAGTCAGATCAATCAGAATCTGACTGTTCCGCCGTCGCGTGCGATTAATGCGGGAACTGGATTGACGGGCGGCGGTACGCTCTCGCACGACATTACGATTGCTGTAGCTAACGGCGGCATCGGTGATACGCAGCTTGATACGACGGGCGTTGCGGCGGGTACGTATGGAACGGGACAACTGATTCCGGTCATCACTGTCAGCAGCAAGGGTCGTGTAACGAACGTATCGACGGTTTCCGTGGCACAGGCGGGATTGGTTCCAACATCGCGTCAAGTTACCGCAGGCAGCGGAATCATTGGCGGCGGTAATCTTGCTCAGGACATTTCGTTCTCAATTGACTATGCGACGGTTGCTCCGGTTGCTGGCGGTGTGGCTTCGGTGGGTACGTCATCAAAGATTGCGCGTGGCGATCACGTTCACCCGGCAGTAGATCTTTCGGATACGGCCAAGACAACGGGTGTGTTGCCTTTAGGTCGTGGCGGTACGGGATCGGCAATATCTCCTGTAGCTGGTGCCGTGGTGTACAGCGATGGCACGAACTTTGCGCTGAGCAATCAAGGTAGCCCCGGTCAGGTGTTATCGTCTAACGGTACGGGTGCACCGACTTGGTTGACGATTACGGGCGCGGGCACCGTTACCAGTATTGATGTCAGCAGCACGGTAAGTGGACTGGCGTTTACGGGTGGTCCGGTTACGGCGGCGGGCACAATTACGATGTCTGGAACGCTTGCTGTTACCCATGGCGGTACGGGAGCAGGCACGGCTTCGGGTGCACGGACTAACTTGGGTCTTGGCACGATTGCAACTCAAGACGCTAGTGATGTCATTATTTCGGGTGGTAGCATCACAGTTGCTACGCTCGTAGCGACTAGCAGCGCAATTACGAATCTGACGGCGACGAGTGCGACGGTTACCAATCTCAAAGCGACTAGCGCGACGATTGATAACTTTACCTTTACGTCGGCTACGGTTACTCGGCTATCGGCAACCAGCGCCAGCATTAGTCAGTTGGGAGTCCAATCTGCCAGCATCACGACGGCAAGCATTGGCAGCGCGGGTATTACGACGCTTAGCGGGTCTAGCGCACAAATCACAACGATTGGCGCGACGAGTGGCAACATTACGACGCTGACCGGCGACAGTTGGACGGTTAACAACTTCCGCGCAACCAGCGCCACAATTGACAACTTTACGTTCACTTCGTCTACGGTTACGAATCTGACCGCGATCTCGGCCAGCATTACGACGCTGACGGGCGGCTCGGCCACAATTACAACGCTCAACGCCCCGACCATTACGGGCACGACCTTAGGCTACGGCTCGGCTAGTTTGACGACGCTGAGCGCGGCTAGTGCGGGGATTACCACGCTTTCTAGCGGGTCGCTGACTGCTACGAACTTGACGGCTACGAGCGGCACGGTAACCACGTTGGCGGCGACTTCGGCAGCGGTCACTAACCTGTCTGTTACGAGCCTGACCGTGAGCAGCCTGTCGCTGGTGAATGCGACCTTTACCAGCGCGACCATTACGACGCTGACCAGCACGAGTGCAGGGATTACGACCGCCTCGGGTACGTCACTCCGGTATGGCAGTGCGGACATTACGACCCTGACGAGCGGGTCTTTGACGGCGACGAATCTGACTTCGACCAGCGGGACGGTTACGACGCTGACTTCGACCTCTGCGGGTATTACCACCCTGTCGAGCGGGTCGCTGACGGCGACTAATCTGACGGCAACCAGCGGCACGGTCACCACACTGGCTTCGACCTCGGCGGCGATTACCAATTTGTCGGTTACGAGCCTGACGGTATCGAGCCTGTCGCTCGCCAATGCGACCTTTACGTCCGCTACAATTACGACGCTGACTTCTACCTCGGCTGCGATTACGACCCTTTCGGGAACCACGCTGTCGTATGGCAGTTCGTCTATTACGAATCTGTCCTTGGGAAGCCTTGTGATTAGTTCGACGACGCTGGTCACCAACCTGAATGCTGATTTGCTGGATGGGCAAACGGGAAGTTATTATTTGGATCTGGCTAATGCCACAGGAACCCTGAGCGGGGGAGCATACTAATGCCTACTATTCTGACGAAAAAGAGTGATACCCCGGGCGCAATCCCGGCAACGGCTAATCTGACCAACGCGGCAGGCGGTGCGGAGCTTGCGGTTAATACCGCAGATAAGCGGCTCTTTACGATTACCTCCGGCAGTCAGGTCGTGGAGCTGGGTACAAATCCGGCCAGTCTAACCTGTGCGGACGTTTCGGCTACGGTGCTTCGTGCGGGCAGCGCAACAATTACGAATCTGATTGCTACGACGGCTACGGTGTCGGATCTGTCGGCTACGGTTGCTCGTATCAGCAGCTTGACCATCAGCAGTCTTTCGCTCAGCAATGCTACGTTCGGATCGGCAACGATTACGAATCTGACCTCTACCTCCGCCACGATTAGCAGTGCGCTGACTCTGACGGGCGGCACCGCCAACGGCGTGCTGTATCTGAACGGGTCGAAGGTGGCGACGAGTGGGAGTGCAATCACATTTGACGGAACAAACTTAGGCGTTAATGGGCGATTTGTAATTGACGGGACGGTTGCCTCTGCTCCTGCAAATGGAGGAATGTTCCGACTAACCTCAAACGATTATACGTATTTCGCTGGTAAATCTACCGGCGGCGGTGTAGTGCTTAGCAATGGCGATGGAACCGCAACTATCCAAATGCTGCGTAATTCGCCTACGTCGTACATTGCTTTTGAGGCAGGAAACGGCACCGAAGGCATGCGCCTCACCTCCACGGGCCTCGGCATCGGGACGAGTTCGCCTGCGAAAAAACTAGACGTAACAGGAACTAGTAGAATTACTGGAGAAGCAACATTTGGAAATGATGTTCTTTTAACTAATGACGCTTATGTATATTCAAGTAATGGTGGTTCTGGTGTTAGAGCAGGCTGGCTGTTAGACGGAACTAATCAAGCAGTCAGAGGATTTACAGCAGGCACAGAAAAAATGCGCCTTGACTCCTCCGGCAACCTCGGCATCGGGACGAGTTCGCCTGCGTATAAGTTACATGTAAATGGCAATTCGTTACTAAATGCCCTTGAAATTGGAGAGATGTCTGGGTTTTTGTCCAATAGC